CCATTGCGTCATCGACGGTAGTGGCGTTAGGATCAATTAAGAAGTTCTTAGGATTGATAGGGTTTAACTTAACGCAGGTGTATTCCTTCTCCATCACACCGTAGGCAGCCGTGCCGTCAGGCATTGGCATAGTCTGAGGATACATCTCGGTCTTCTTAGATACGGTTAACTCACCGATACCAGTACCGTAGATCTCAGCCAACAACTCGACTTGAGTGATAGATTTACGGATGTTTTCCTTCTCTAGGTCTTCTTTGAGTTGGAGTTTAAGGTATTCAACATCGATAAGTTGTTGGTCCACCAAGTCATCACGGATGTCAAACCATTCACCATTTCCGAATATTGCTTCGCAAATTTCTGCGTGTCTTGTTTCCACAGCCTGTTGAGTCGCTGGGGAGATAATACGACTGCGCTCAGATTCTCTAGTGCGGTCTTCTGCAGCCCACTTACCTCTAAATATTCTTTCATATTCACGCCAATCCTCCAAATAGTTAGTATCTCTCCAATCTCTCCAACGATCGCAGTGCGATACGACGAACTCGACAATCTCTTTGTCGGACTCTGTTGGTTGTACGAATTCGTTCTGTGCTAATTCGTCTTTGGTAAATTCTGCCATATTAGTCCTCTTCAGAGTCTTCTTCAATTGAGTTGCCAAATGGGTCTTGGTACTCAACAGTCATTACTTCGGTTAACGGTAGAAAGATGTCTTTATCTTTCATTCCTTCCACTTTAGCGGCGGTGATGATCTTCATCAAGCACTCACCGTCTAACTTCTGTAACTCTTCTTTGATTACTTCCCAAACTGCAGGATTCTTGCTAAGAGTCTCAAAGTTTAGTGGGACATATTCGTTTTCTTTATCGTACATGACTTTCCTTTAATAGCCTGAAACAACATCGAGAGCTTCGTAGTCATCATCCTCATAATCCTGCTGATAATGAGCTACAGCGAGCTGGTCAACATAAGCTAATGCGTCAACTAAGTCATCATGCACATTAGCGGTTGGGAAGAGGAGCATCTGATCTACTAACTCTCTCCAATCTTCATCTTCGTTTAGGGTAATACGACCGTGTTCCATACGACCCTGTAAAGCCCAAGCGATACGCTCAGTCTTCTTTTTATTCCCGTGCGTTAAATCAGTAATGTGGAAGTACACATTGTTTTTACGCATCATGTCATTGAGGTAGGGCAGTACCGCATTCTTTAACGCCCCTCGCTCGATGCCTACCGAAGTAGGTTGGTATTCCTGTACAGCTCTGAGAATCTTCCCAGCGGTCTCTTTGATGTCCCAGCGTCCGTGAATAATCTTCTCTACAAACCAATCGCCAGTATCTTCTACTTTTACAATCGCTATAGCGGATTCGTCGAGCTTCTTCTTTCCTGCACCCGCATTTTTAGCAACTTCCTCAAAACCTGCGAGATCGATGGCGATAACATAATCGCCGTACTGCGGAGCTTCTCCGTACTTAATCCATTCTTCCTTGAAGATCTCTTGCCCGGCATTATCAAAGGATGCTTCGTACTCCTGCTTGAACGCAAAGGAAGAGAGCGTCTTCCGTGCAGCTTCAACCTCTTTCGGATCAATCGTCTCATTGTCTTTCGTGGTGAAGTGCCATGCTTTCCATTCTGGGTCTTCGCCTTCTACGCCTAGCTTGTACATATCGTAGAACCAGTTACGACCTGACGGAGTGGAGATAAACATTGCATCTCCCTTTTTATCCGACAGGGAAGCACGAACAATCTTCTCCCAAGTCTCCTGCTTAATAAACGCACACTCGTCAAGCACTGCGTAGTATAAACTGAGACCACGCAGGGTGTCGCTGTTGTCAGCGCCACGAACATGAATCTTACGACCGTTCACCAGCGTAATGTCTAGGTTGTTGATGTGAGCAGACTTAATCACTGGTCTGCCGATCTCCAACAGGCTGTCCCAGATAATCTGACGGGACTGTCCTAGCGTTGGTGACACATACAATACAGCGCTCCCTTCGGGAGCTTCCAAAGCCTTGATGATCAGCATCATCGTTGCTAACCGACTCTTACCGCAACGACGACCAGCAGCGATTACTTTAAATCGTGTTGAGTCCTTAAAGACCTCCTGCTGCCATTTTAGTAGCTGGAAGTTAAGATTCATCTTCTTCCTCTACAACGCCCATGTCTACGACACCAGCCTCCACCTCAGGATTAGTAAGACCTGTGATATTTATACTTATCTGAGGCGTTGAACCGCTATTCTTCGCTGCATCGAATACTGACAACGGTAGAATACGATCGACACACAACTTCAGTGCTGCCATGTTATCCTTATCGTCAGGGTTCAATGCCTTGGCAATAAGTGTCTCAATAATCTTGTCACCGGAGGTTCCCAGCAGCCTAGCTTTGAACTCATTGATTCTGGCTGCGTCTCCGGCAGGTCTTCCGACCTTACCTCTATTACCTTTTTTCTTAGCCTCGATGTCCTTCTTTAAGGGACGACCTACTTTACGACGAACTAACTTAGGTCTTTCCTTTTTTGTTTCTACGACAGAGGTACTTATTTCGACAGAATCAGACATTGTCTTTTATCCTAATGGGAAGACTTGTTAAAATTAGGGTTTTCCTACTATATAGTGCTTTACTCTATTGACTTGTATTCTATAGTAGCTTCTATATAGGAGAAGTACTATATGAATTATCATCTCTGATGAAACACCCTAACGAATCATCACAGTTCTATATAGTGCGAACTATATCATACTTTTACTTGATTTACAAGAGTTAGTGCTACTGTATTAAGTAAAGCATACTCTGCAGACCAGCAGGGCTGTGCGGGACTCCGTAGGCTAGACTGGTCTCCGCTACCCTGCGACATAGTCCCTGCGGTGCGCCGATTCTGCTATCGAGTCTGTCCCTTTTCTGTCTATTCTAGGCTCCTTATAAATATACTTTATTATCAATGACTTACATTGCAGTGCAATATAGTCCTTTTTTACTATTTTGTGTACGATAGAGGCTCCGACAACATCACACATCACCGCCAACCCCTCCCCCGGTCAAACAATATCGATCAACACGAATATACACGATAGCGAATATACGCTTACATCGATATAGTAGCACTTATAAGACTTGATTGCTAACAATAGAGTAAAACTATCGAGCATATGGGGCGATGAAGCACCTTTATAGTGCATTACAGATTGATAGGGATTGTCTATCGGCATTGATACTTGATAGCCTAACATTATCGACAAACCTAGGGTAAACCCTGAGATGCCTCTAGGAAGCGATTACAAGGCTTTAGAGACGATTTCGCCTGAGTTGAGGGGTTAGTATTGCCGAGAAAAGATCTCGATTTTCGAGGGTAAACCCTAAGTATAAAGACTAGGAAGATCATCACTAAAAGTAATAACGCTCAGCTCGTGAGAATTAGCTAAAAACTATCAACAATCGCAACACGATTAAAAAATACAATTAAAAACCTAGGGTTTTCACTAATGCTTTAGCCTGTGGATTTGATACAGTTGAGGGTAGGAAAAGCAGTAAATTTTTAATGTAATAACTAATGAAAGGAATTAACCATGCAAGTATTTAAAACACCAGAAGGCAACGAGATTGATAGTATTAGTTTAGAGTTGATGAGATCAGAGATTTTGATTCACACAATGGAACGAGTAGAAAACGAAACATTATTCAAACTTTATGATTTATTTAAAAGTATTGAGTTAGCGAAGTAAGAATTATGTCCCTATTGCGGATCGTTAGCGATAGGGATAAACTGTAAACACTTAAACACTTGAAAGGTTAATTATGTGGCAAACTAAAGTCTTCAAAACTAGAGAATCAATGCAACAATGGATCGCTAAAAACGATCATAAAACCCAATGGCATGAGATATTTATCAATAATGCTTACGGGGTAGAATTTAAGAAACTGATTGTCGTATATTAAACTTGAAAGGAATTACCATGAATAATAGAGATAGGTTCGAGCATTATAGAGCATTAGAGGCTAGGAAGTGGCTTAACGATCCTATGAGGGCGATTGAACTTGAACTAGATAAGCAACATAGGGCTAATGTTGATCGTAAGCTAGGACATTCGCCTAAATGTAGTTTATTAAAATGTCATAGTGATTGTAGTAAAAAATAGTAGTAAACTAACCTAGCAGTATCCTAACTTTGGAGGAATTACAAATGAGCAATAAATACAATGGTTGGACTAACTACGAAACATGGAACGCTAATCTCTGGATCGATAACGATTGGAGGATGTCGGAGGAAGTCGCCATGATCACAGCGGACTATTTCGGATCATACGAGGATTTAGACACAATCACCAATCTAGTAGCAGAGCGTCTAAACGATATGTTTCTTGACATGATGCCTGAGATTGAGCCGGGTTTTTACAGCGATGTAATGTCGGCTTCATTCAGAGAAGTAAACTTTCACGAGATTGCTAGACATTATGTCGAAGCAGAAGCACAGGAACGGGAGAACGAATCATGCAATTAAAGAATTGGCACATGGTAATTTTAGGAGTAGTCTTATTTGTGTTTGCCCAAATTATGTGGCACTTGACAGCGATAGGAGTAATTTAAATGAAAAAATATATTGTTCAAGCAAGTGAAGTTGTCTATTATGAGATTGAAGTCGAGGCAGAAAACGAGGCAGACGCTCACGAAAAGGTATTACTTGGTAATGTAGAAATCCCTGATGCTATTGATGGGTCAGACTTTACAATTGGCTTTATAGACGAGGCATAATTATGACTAGATACGAAATGCAATACGCAATTTGGAAAGATTTAGGATACCTTGACGCTAAGCCTAATGAGCAATATCTTAAACACTTATGGCGCTTATCTGATGGGGAATTATTTAATTTATGGCTTAATATTCATAATGCTAGGGAGGCATATAAACATGATAATCACTAAAGAAATGATGGATAACTACAAAACTGCTTTTTATCCGTCTTTATTTACTAAACTAAAGTTTATTTTATTTGGTAAGAAAATTGTAGAATATCAGGGACAATGGCAGTCTATCTGGTATGTTTACAACGAAACTTTATACTTACATAAATTGACAAACATTTTTAGGGGTTAATCATGAATAAATTCGATTATTACTTAGAATTTCACCAAATGCGCTCAGACGATCCTGTATTCGCTGAGACCTATGATGCACACGAATTCGAGGAATGGTATGCAGATTTTTACGAAATGATTAAAGAGGAAAACGAAAGGGCTAGAGAATATGAAAATGACTGAGCCAGAATGGACTTATGAAGAAATTGCTAAAGAGTTAAAAATAACTCACCAAGGAGTTCAATATATCGAAAAAAAAAGCATTAACTAAACTACATAACCTGATTAAAAGTAGAGGCATTACTTTATCGGAATATGAAGAATGCGAACCTATAAATGATTGTATTAGAACAAAACCACACTTTGACTATGACGGGGAAAACACATTATGCGAACACGATTAAATAAACTATTGATTTTATTAACTATTTTAGGACTGTCTAGCTATGCTTATGCTTGCCGAAGTGTTATCATTGATACGCCTAACGGCTCTACAGTTTGCTTTATTTGTAATGATGGTAAATACATAAACTGCGAGAAACTATGAAGACTGCACTATTTTGGGGAATGACATACCTAGTTTTAGCCTATGTTTTCTATCATCTTACAGGAGTGATGCTATGTTATGCTTGGGAATACCTCTAGGACTCATTTAACGGGCTTTAGAGACGCTTTTAGGGGTAAGGTAATACCTAGATGTCATCTACTATATTCTAATTGAATAGAAAGGGTTTTATGCACTGCACAATATGTGATAAGTTATTAAACGATTACGAATCAACACGGAAGACCTTAGATGGTCAATATTTGGACATGTGCCAAGATTGCTACACAGGGCTTGATGTATTGATTCCGACAATAGATCGTAAGGATTTGCTACACGAGGCTGATATGCCCTCAATGGATGATATTTTCACCGAATACGAGGACTACACAGGCTATACAGACAATGAAGACCTATGATGTATAACAACTTAGTAATAATTCTTATGTTATATACATAGCAAAAGCTACTATGAAGTTATCTATATAGATGAGAGTAGCATGAATTTAGAATTTTGTCAATAGCAATGTGTTGTTTTTATGTCGTTGTTTTTATTACTGATGTGTGATATTGTCGGATTTATTACGAGGAGGATTTTATGCACCACAACGAAGAAGCTAGGTATCACTTTACGCTAATGGATATGGTCGATCTAATCGGTGATTACGGCTATGATCGTGTTATGGCTGATCTTGATGTCGCTATCGCTGATAAGGTCAATCGATTGGTCGCTAGAGCAATTAGCGAGGACGAGGAATGAAGAAACTGAATGACGAGGAAATTTACGAACTTTGGTGCGAAGCAGATAATACCGAATTATTGCCTGAAATGCGTAATAAAGATGGAAGTATCAATTATATTATTTTAACCTTTGCAGAATTATTGTTAGAAAAGGCTCGTCAAGAATGAACGCATACGAATTAGCGGATAAATTGGAATGGCATTGGGATAATGATTGCCGTAGTCCAGCAATAAGCAAATCAATAGATATGCTTCGCCAACAAGCAGACCGCATAACGGAGTTGGAAAGACTGGTATCTGACATGATTTATGAAAAGTCTAGTGGGGTTTACGACAGACCACAAATAAAAGAGTTAAGTGATGAAGAAATAAAACCATTGCTAGATAGAATTCAAAAGTATTTAGAATGTGGCGGTCTTTTCAATCCTGAGTGCATGGAACATGACAAAGTAAGGGATTTAATTATGGCTTGCAAAGCAATACTAAAGAAAGCGAGTGAGAAATGAAACTCCGTTTTGAGGTCAGAGACGAATATAACGAAATTGTGCGGTGCTTTGCTAGTAAGCAAGAGGCAGAGGCTCATAAGAAGTTAGACCCTAGTTTCTGGATTAAATACAACAAAGTGCCTAAACGGAATCTATTTCGTGAGGCATATGAGAGGCTTGGATCATGTCTTTTTTGAAAACTCTGCTATTCGTTGGTGTGTTTGTTTTAGGCTTTATGTGTGGATGGGTCGCTAATCGTGTCGATTTCGATCACTCAGGATGCGATGACTATACCGGCAAGTATCAACGCTATGAGGCTTGGTTGAGTGTTAAAGATGGGGTTTATCGTTGTTTTTGGATTGAGAAAGAGTATCCTTGGCGGGTTCGTGTTCAAGGTGTAATTGATGTTAAGTAATAGTAGTGTTGCATTATAGGCTATACGGTAACATTTATGTTACTTTAAAACCTATAAGTTATATTAAACTAAACTTTAATAACCTAGGAGTTATAAAATGGATTACTATGATGTAAGCTGTGAGTTAGATAAAATCAGTGCTAAGATCGAGTGCTTTGCCGAGATGATCGGCGCTTTAGCTGAGGCTGAAGTTGATCAACGAGCTAGTGGGACTTATTGGTTTATCTTTGACACTGCAAAGCAATATGTAAACGAGATGGAAGCTCTAGCGGCTAAGACAATGGCGAATCACTTAGCCATTAAAGATGAGCAATTCAAGCAAGAAACAAGGAAAGGTAAAAAGAAATGAGCATACAAGGACACTTAGCACGAGTGATTGAGGCTAATCGTATTAGCGGTGTTAAAGCCTACGGCGAGTATCAAGGCAGCGGCGTCATCAGTAATGACAGAATCCGATACTTGATGGCTCAGTCAATGGAAGCAAGTCGCAAGTTAAACGAGATCATGCAGAGGGCTATCGATGCTAACGAAGCAACGAAGTAAATTCATTAAGCATATCGCCTGTGATCGGTGCGGTTCGTCAGATGGTAATTCACTTTACGACGATGGACACACTTATTGCCATGTATGCGAAACCTATGTAGATGATGCCGGCGATGTATCTACAAAACGAGAAACCAAACCAATGAACAAGGACTTAGAATTCTATGACAATGCTACTGCTAGTGCTATCAGTGATCGTAATATTCATTCGCCTGTTTGCCTGAAATACGGTGTTAAGCAAGACCCGAATAAACACTACTATCCTTACTTTGACAATGATGGAGTATTGACGGCAGTTAAGACTCGCCTTGTGTCGAGTAAGTCATTCTCGATTGCGGGGGACTTCAGTAGCACGATGTTGTTCGGGCAGCAATGCTTCCCTAAAGGCGGTCGCTATTTGACGATCTGCGAGGGCGAATTAGACGCTATGTCAGCCTTCCAGATGATGGGTGCAAAATATCCGGTTGTATCGATCCGCAACGGTGCGTCAGCAGCTCTTAAGGACTGCAAGGCTCAATACGAGTATATCGATTCATTCGAGAACATTGTCCTATGCTTTGATGCCGATGAAGCCGGGCAGAAAGCTAGTCAGTCTATCGCTGAGTTGTTCGGTGGTAAAGTCAAGATGATGAAGATGCGAACCGGACTCAAGGATGCCTCTGATTATCTGAAGCTGAAAGCCGACAAAGAATTCTTAGATGATTGGTGGAGAGCTGAGAACTATGTCCCTGATGGCATCATTCAAGGCGCTACGCTGTGGGAAGTTGTATCGAAGCCGATTGACAAGGCAGAATGCGATTACCCGTATGAAGCTCTAAACAAGCTAACCTATGGCATTCGTAAGGGCGAACTCGTTATGATCACCGCAGGGTCAGGCTTGGGAAAGTCGCAGTTCTTGCGTGAGATCGTATGGCACATTGTCAATAAGACTGAAGACAATATCGGTATGATGTTCTTGGAAGAAGGTGTCCGTAAGACGGCTAGGTCGCTGATGTCATTAGCAGCAAATAAGCCAATTCATTTACCAGATGTAGAAGTCACTGAAGAGGAATTAAAAGATGCTTTTGATAGAACATTGGGGACTAACCGCCTTTATCTTTTCGATCATTTCGGTAGTAGCACTCTTGATAACATTGTTAATCGTGTCCGTTATATGGCTAAAGGATTGGGCTGTGGCTATGTCTTCCTTGATCATATTAGTATCATTGTTAGTGGTGGTGATGTTGGCGATGAACGCAAGGCTCTTGATGCTATCATGACCCGTTTACGGATGCTGGTTCAGGAAACAGGAATCAGTCTCATTTGCGTATCACATCTAAAGCGTCCAGAAAGCAAAGGACATGAAGAGGGTGCAGTCACTTCGTTGGCTCAGTTGCGTGGCTCTGGCTCGATTGCTCAATTATCAGACATCGTGATCGGCTTAGAGCGTAATGGACAAGCACTAGACCCTGTTGAGAGAAACACTACTCATGTTAGGGTTTTAAAGAATCGCTTTAGCGGTTACACTGGCGGAGCTGGTGAGTTGCTATACAACCCATCAACCGGAAGAATGTTAGAAATTAAGGACAGTATATGAAAGATGATTTACTCGCTAAAGCCCTAAAGTATGCCAAGAACGATGACTATCATGTCACACGCAAGATCATCACCGATCTATGCGATGAGATTGAGCGTCTTCGTGAGCTAAATAAAGATGTCTTTAGTAGGATTCAAGATAATAAAGAAATCTTTAATAACGCTGAACGCTATTTATGGCTGCGTAACTCGGCTTGGGATGTACCTCCAGAATCGTATGCACCAATTGTTGTGTTATGTGATAGCAAGATGACGACTTGGGAATGGCTTGATGGCACTGCGTTAGACTTAACAATTGACAAGTGGCGGCATGATGCTTAGCCTAAAGTGGATTGCAACCTATCTCTGCCTAGCAGGTATTGCACTAACGAGCTTTAACATCTTCCCGATGAATATTATTCTCAGCGGTGTTGGTAGTGCGATGTGGGCTTGGGCGGGATGGAAGCAACGAGACAATCCGCTATTGATCGTTGAAGCCGTAGCAGTTTTCTTTTATGTATCTGGACTTATTACATGGATGACACAACACAAAGAGTATTTAAGTTAGCACAGGAGTGTATCGAAGAACTGAAGAAGAAAGTCGAATACATACAATTATTAGAACAATATATTGAGGAGTTAGAAAGTGGTTTGGAAATGCCCGCCGTTGAATCTGTTCAATTGGAACAACCTATGGAAATGGAGGAATCAAATGACAACATGGACGACAGAAGACCGAGTGCAGTGCGTCGCAGAACTACAAAAGGAGATCAAGGATCTTCAGGATCGCTTGATTCAATCCGAGACGAATCTGACAATAGCGATGGCGGAGATCCAAGCATTGCGTCATCAACTGATAACAGCGACGGAAAGTAGGCACTAATGGCACATCCTGATCAACTCTTTGGAGACAAGACCTATGCTCAGCATGGCGATGATATTGTTATACGGGCTATCTTTCACAGTCTTGGTATTGGTACTCCTTCATATCTGGACCTCGGCTCCCACCATCCTGAGAACATTAGTAATACTAAACTCTTTTACGATAGCGGTTCTCGTGGGATTAATGTTGAAGCAAATCCTGAGCTGCATAAGCTGTTCTTAGAGCAAAGACCACAGGATATTAACCTTAATGTTGGTGTGGGTATTCAGGCAGGATTTCAAGAATTCTACATGATTGATAGCCATTCTGGTAGAAATAGCTTCATAAAAGAGGTTG